TGTGCCGCTTGTTAAGTCGAGCGCAAACGATGCCCCATATCCAAAGCCGCCAGCACTCACTTGGCGGTTTGGCAAATTGAGTGCTGTGCTGAGTTGCATATTAGATCAGTCCGATAATGTTAGAGGCAGTGGTGTTTGTTGCAGAAACTTGCTTTACAGAAACTGGCAAGATAGTTCCAGCAGCAACATTGGAAAATGTCACGCTTGAACCGTCAGCAGTTAGAACAGCCAAGTTACCACCAGTGCCAATGAACAAAGCCCGTGCTTGTGTTGTCATGACAGAATCAGCAGGTGTAATGGCAAATGCAGTAGATGCACAAGAATCAGCAGATTTAGAGAACATATTTACCTCAACGTGTTTGTGATGACCAGCGGAACTCCTGAATACTGACCTTGCTGATCGGAAACAGTCAGTGAAGCTAAACCTCGGGTGAACATCGTAGCCCATGTTTGCAAGCGAGCATCATTCATCAGATAAGGCTCTGCTTCCATCAATGCGCCATAAAGCAGCAAGTCAGGACAGTTAACCAAGAAAGCATTGGAAGCGTTTGATGAACTTAAAAACTCTGGCTTTGCATAGTACAAGAGCTGCAACGTGTGAACACTGTCAGGCACAGGAGCTAACTGGAATGTTGTAGCCAAGATTGTGTAATCTATTGGCTTACCAATTTCAGCAGACCTTGCATTGCGATTGAACAACGATGGCGACAGATAACTTATTGGCTGGACAGGATTACCAACTACAACAAAGTCCCTTGCCTCCAAGAAGTCTGATGGCAGTGATACCGTTTCAGCACTGGCAACAGTTGAAATTGTTGTGCTGCTCAACATCTCACGAATGCGTAGATCACGCCTTAAACGAGTTTCAGCCAAACGGATGAAGTCTGGTATCTGTGTCGTTAAATCAGACCGTGCAAGATAGTTTGCAATGGTTGTCTGCAACTCAGCGTAACTGGTGAAGCTCATTTAAATGACTCCTGGGCGTGTACGCCATGCACGATTGTCTGGGTTGTTCAGCCACATCGCAAACCGAGTGTTATCAATAACGTGAAACCCACGCATGATGCCTTGATTGTTTAGGTCATCAATAGCAGTCAAAGGAATTGAAGCTACTTTGTTCCCATAAATCTCATCAGACCACTTGGCCCGTTCGTCATAGCTGTTGAACTCTTTTCTATTGCGTTCAATGATGGCAGAAACATCTTGAGCAGTTTGGATGACCAAACCACCTTCACCATCAGCGTGAGCAACAGATTTACGAAATGTAGGGTTTTCCATGATTGCAATTCTATCATTGGGATGGTAAACAAAAAAGCCCCCCAAGGTTTCCCAAGGGAGGCTTCCGGCTAACTTACGTCAGATCAGCTCAGGTCGGCAATGATACCGTGAGCGGCTTCGTTCTTGACTTCCAGAGTCAATTCGGCCAACAGTTGAGTCTTCTCGCTGTCGCCTGTCTTTGCCAGCTCGATAGTCTGGAAAGGACGCAGGTAAGCCACGGCAGCCATGTCGGGATCAACCAAGAAGGCTGTCTCGTCACCAGCGTTGGTGCTGTTCATGAAACGGTTAGGCACAACCGAGATAGTGCCGAAATCGCTCATGTACACATCAGCAGCGCCGATGATGGTGGTTGGCTCGTTGGAAGGAGCCATGTAACGCTGTGCAGCGATACCAGCGAAAGCCGACACGACTTGCTTGTGGGCAGGGTTGACCATCAAGACTTTAGGTGTGCCACCAGCGGTGTAAACCTCAGCAACAACGGTCTTCAGGATGGTTTCGGTGAAAGTACGGTCAGTACCATCAGTACGGGCAGTTGTACCACCCGAGCCAGCCACGCCAGAAGTGCCACCGTCATAGTTGGTAGACAACCATGCTTGCAGACCGCCCAAGGTACGGGCAGTGCTGGAGTTACCAGCAGCAGCCACTTGGTTGGACAACAGAGTCAGTTCGATGTTGCGCTTCAGTTCAGCCGACACTTTAGCCAACTGATAAGCCTTTTCAGACTTACGGCCAGCTTTGTCAACTGCTTCCAGAGTGCCAGCGACAGCAACAGACTTAGTGAAAATCTGAGTGCGGTTACCGATACGGGTTGTTGGCGATGCAGTGATGCTAGAGGCATCAGCACCTTCAACAGCGCCACCCAAAGCAGCAGCGGCCAAGGAGTCAGTCTGCCACTCGTGATAAGTTGCAGTTGCCTTGGTCTTGCCGATGGAAGACATGAAAGGTGTGTCGGTGGGGCTGATGTTATAGATAACGTCAGAGAGGTCTTCGCGCATACCGATAGCGGTATAGGTTTGATAGGTTGCCATGTTAAAGCTCCAAAAATTTAAAGGAATCGTTCAAATGCAGCAGCAGCATCACGGACTTTGCCGGTTTGACGCAGCTTTTGCATCACTTGTTTGTCTTGCGATGACTTAGTGTTTGGCGTTGAAGTTCCGGGTTTGAGCATCTTTGGGGCTTGCTGGACTTTCTTCAAAGTCTCAGGCTTACCCTTTTGAAGTTGCTCAAACTTCATCGCTTTATACAAAGTCAGCACAGCGCGATGGTCATACACTGAGGCGAGTTCTTGATCTGACCAACCAACAGACTTTGCGTATTCACGGATTTCTTTCCGGATCGCATCACCTTTTGGCGTAGCCAGTTCTGGGATAACAGACGCGAGCTTTTCAGATTCAGCCTTGAGATGGTTTTGCAGGTTCTGCTGTTGCTCCGCTTGTTGCTGTTGGGCAATGCGTTGCTGTTCGGCACGAACTACTGCTAACTGCTTCTCACGCTGAGACTGTTCTGCTACCTTCACGGCATAGCCGATGGGGTCTGTCTCTTTCAAAACTTCTAAATCCTCACCCTTATTCTGCTGGCTCAAGAAGCTATCGAGTGCCTTCAGTTTCTGGGCGTAGGCCATACGCTCTTGTTTAACATGCTCAAGATGTTGGCGCTCGGCTTCCATAGCCTTACGCTGTTCAGCAAGAGCCTGAGATTTTTGGGTGTAATCCTTGCTTCGTTGATAGCCGTTAATCAGTTCGTCAAGTTCGACCTCGACTTCCTCACCACCGACTTTTGCCTTGTAGCGGGGTTTTACTTCCTCTACAGGCTCTGATTCTTCTGAATACTCAGCTTCCTCAGATTCAACTTCACCATTGGCTTCAAGTTCTTCGGATTGCTCTTCAGGTTGGCCGTCTTCGGCTCCGTCATCGCTACCCATCAAACCAATAAACGCATTGGCGGCTTGGTTTACGCTTAGGCTTTCACTCCCCGAGGGGTTGGTGTTTTCCATTTGTCATCTCAGTTTTCGCCAGAAACCGTCTGGACTGCGGGTGAGTTTCCTCACAGAATGCGCCACTTCTTTTCCTGAATCTTGGTTTCTGCGGCAATGCCTTGCAAGTGTCCAAGAAACAGATCAAGTGTCTTAATGTGGTTGTAAGCGGCTTCACGCTCCTCAACCTCATCTCGATTCGTGTTAATTATCACACTAATCTGCTGATTTTTCAAATCATCCATGACTTTCTTGAAAAAGTCATCGTTCAGCAGGTTGCTTGCCCACTCAGCTTGCAGCTTTTTGTCCATATTGCCCTTGGATATTTGAAATGATGTCGGCGATTGAAACAGGTGCGCCATTCAAGTTGCCAATGATGTTATTCACTCCAGCAGTTGGCTGATTGGCAAGCCCTGTAAAGGATTGTGCCATTGGCTGCTGAACAAATGGAACAGATTGGAAGTTCAATGTGTTGACCACGTTTGACAGGTCATAAGGCATTTGGAATGGCTGCGCTGCTGGTCTTGCAAACTGAGTGCCTTGCAACAGTTCTGGCGATCCAAAGTCAATCGGAGCAGATGGCGTGAATGGCACTTGTCCAGCCGATGGCAGGTTATACGTTGGCGATTTCCACTCAGATGGCGGGGCAATAATCTCAAACTGTTTTGGCAGTGATGATTCTTGAGCAGACTTAAACGTAGACTGCAAAGCGCCTAGACCAGTACCCAAAAGACCAACAGTCTTCATCAGATCAGAGAATTGCTGGGCGTTTGATGTGCCAAGATTTGTGAACTGTTCTTGCAGTCCACTGACTTGAGTTCCGAAAGATTCACTTGTCTGATTGAGTTGGTCGATCAATTCTTGTTGAGTAATTCCAAGTTGATCGGCAAGCCCCTGCAAACCTGTTTGGAATTCTTGTTGCAAACCAGCGCCAGAGGAGGCAATCTCGCCAAGCAAGTCTTCAGTAGTTTGGTTCAGTGCAGTGCCAAACTGGTTCTGCTGCGCAACAAGTGCTTCATTAAGTGATGTTTCATAATCAAGACCCTGCTGCTGCAAGTAGTCCATGAAATCACGGCCTTGCTGGTTTAGCTGAGACTCAAGACCAGTTTGGACGTTGCCAATCTGATTAAACAACTCTTGTTGAGTCAGACCCAATTGGTCGGCAAGATTGCCCAAGTCTTGACCAGTTGCAAGCCCTTGACCACCAATAATGTTGATGATGTCTTGCTCAGTAGGGGCAGCAGGGATGTTTGATACAGCATCAGTGACAATATTTCTTACATCCTCTGAAGACAACCCTTGTGGAAGGTTATTAATTGCACCTTGCACAATGTCTTGAACTTCAGTTGATGTAATTCCAGGATTTTGCCGGAAAGCGTCAGAAACAATGTTTTGAACATCATCAGAAGTCATTCCAACAGGAAAGTTAATTCCTGCAATAGCTGTCTGAATGTCTTCAGGTGTTGCAAAGTTTTGTCCGCTGATGATATTTATAATATCTTGCTCAGTTGGTGCGGATGGAATGTTTGATACAGCGTCTGTCACGATGTTTCGCACATCATCAGAAGACAAGCCAGGCGGCAAGTTGTTCAAAGCACCTTGCACGATTCCTTGCACATCAGTAGCAGTGATTCCGGGATTGTTCTGGAATGCTTCAGATACGATGTTCTGCACATCCTCTGGGGTCATATTTTCTGGAAACTGAATGCCGGAAATAGCTGTGCGAATGTCATCAGGCGTTGCAAAGTTCTGCTGACCAAGAATGTTTGTCACATCTTGCGCTGTCAACCCAGCAGGAATCTGCGACACAGCAGAATCAACAATCGACTGAACGTCACCAGCAGTCAAACCGGGATTGTTTACCAGCGCATTGGAGACAATGTTTTCAACATCAGATTGAGACAACCCTTGGGGGATGTCAATTGAGTTGATAGCAGTTTGAATGTCTTGAGGGGTAGCAAAGTTTTGCTGGCCGATAATTGACTGAATGTCTTCCAGTGTTGGATTCTGCGCCAGATAAGGCTCCAACTGATTGATTAAATCTTCAATATCAATTTGAGCTTGTTCTTGTGTTGGAACAGTTGTTTGGCTTGGTTCTGTGACTTGCTGATCTCCAGTACCACCAATCTCAAGCCGATACGCGCCAGTTCCTGAATCAGAAACATAGTTCGGATCATATGGCAAACCAGAAAGCTCACCAACATAATTCGGCCCAGCAGCAAGCTGAACAGAAGGCGCATTAGCCGCATAGTCCAATATGTCAGTTATCATTCTTCATGATTGGTTCTTTGATGCCCTGCTGCAAAAGAACGGTATCGTTAAAGCAGTCTGGGAAGACAAAGAAGACGTATCCAAAGAGACTTATGAAGGTCTGTCGGATGACGAACTGGCAATGCTCCTGCAAGACGAGAGCATTGAAGTTGTTGAGCAGGATACGGTAACCAATCCAATCCTCGACCCAATGGGTATGCCTGTCTTTGATGAAATGGGAGTGCCAGCCACCTATGGCATCCATGATGTCACCATCAAGAAGACGGAAAAGTCTGGCAAAGTTGTTATTGCCAACGTGCCGCCTGAAGAGTTCCTGATTGCCAAGGCTGGCAAGACCGTCAAGAACACACCGTTCTGCGCACATCGCCGAATGATTACCCGCAGCGACCTGATCGCTATGGGCTTTGATGAAGACATCGTTAACGGCTTGCCAACTGGTGATGCTCTTGCCTACACACCAGAGCGTGTTGCTCGATTCTCCCCAGGTGAGCAGCCTTATGACGAGCAGCCTGATGACTTTGCCATGCAAGAAGTCGAGGTCTTTGAATGCTACATCTACTACGATGGCGATGAAGACGGCATTGCTGAGTTGCATCAGGTCTTCTATGCTGGTAACGACATTCTGAGCGATGAAGAAACGGACTATGTGCCTTTCTACTCGATCTGCCCACTGCCAATCCCGCACAAGTTCTTTGGTAACTCGCTTGCTGACCGCACTGTTGATCTGCAACTGATTAAGACCACTGTGACCCGTCAGATGCTGGATAACCTGTATCTGACAAACAACGCCCGTGTGGTTGCTGTTGAAGGACAAGTCAACCTTGACGATTTGCTGACTTCTACCGCTGGTGGTGTGATTCGTGCCAAGTCACAAGGCGCTGTCCAGCAGTTGAATGTGCAAAACGTGGCCTCTCAGTCCTTCCCAATGCTGGAATACTTGGATCGAGTCCAAGCAAAGCGCACTGGCGTGACTGAGTTGTCTCAGGGTCTTGATGCCAACATCCTGCAAAACGTGACTGCTGCTGCTGTTGCTTCTATGCAACAAGCTGGTGCTGGCAAGATTGAGATGATTGCCCGTATCTTTGCGGATACTGGTGTTCGTGATCTGTTCTACGGCATCTTGCATTTGGTTACAAAGTACCAGCAGAAAGAGCGCATCATCCGTTTGCGTGGTCAGTTCGTGGCGATTGACCCCCGTACTTGGGCAAACAAGTATGACCTGACAGTGAATGTCGGTTTGGGTAATGGAAACCGTGACCAGCAGATGGCGATGCTTCAGATGGTCTTGGCTAAACAAGAGCAGATGATTGCTCAGTTTGGCCCAGCGAACCCGTTTGTTTCGTTTGGTCAGTATCGTGGTGCTTTGGGCCGTATGGTTGAGGCTGCTGGTTTTAAGGACTCTGCTGAGTTCTTTAAGCCAATTACGCCAGAGCAAGACCAGATGTTGTCTAACCCTCCTCCACCACAAGAGCCGCCAGTTCCTCCTGAGATTCAAGCTTACATGGCAAAGACACAAGCCGAGATTCAAGGACAACAAGCTAAGTTCCA